TAGTGTATCGACCCTTACTACCAGTAGCATCTTTGTGGATTACCTCTTATACTCTTCGATCACGGGAAGCAGCATCAATGTGGATTACTTGGGATATTCCAGTATGACAGGGAGCAGCATCAATGTGGATTACTTGGGATATTCTAGTATGACAGGGAGCAGCATCAATGTAGACTACATGGGATACTCTAGTATAACAGGAAGCAGCATCTACACCGATAATCTATTATACTCGACGATGACGGGAAGTACCATTACAACCGACAGTTTACTCGTCAATTCAAGTATTACGACATCAAGTATCAGTTCCGTGATAATCAGTACCGCTTGTCTTATGTTTTCCAGCTTAATGATGGTTCCTGAATACATCTCCACTTTTTCAGGTGCAACCACATCATCGATTCTAATTAATATCAATGGTGCCTATTGGAAGATCCCGATCCAAGCGGTGTAGGAGACTTAAACTTAAATATCCGGATCCACTAACAGGATGCCGGCAGGTGGAGGGTTATTACAACTTGTTGCAACAGGAAAACAGGATCTGTTTCTCACAGGAAACCCGCAAATTAGCTTTTTTAAGATGGTTTATCGACGTCATACGAATTTTGCAGTAGAATCGCAGGCCATGTACTTTGATGGTACCCCCAACTTTGGTCAACGAATTACTTGTTTGATTCCACGACGTGGAGACTTACTTGGTAAAACCTATCTGGAAGTTGTTCTGCCCCAGATTACGGATACAGATGGTCACCCACTTTCCTATACCAATTCCATTGGACACGCCTTGATTCAGGAGATTACCTTTGAGGTAGGGGAGCAGGAGATTGATCGACAAACAGGTGAATGGATGGAGATTTGGACACAACTTAGCACACCGGCTGGACAACGTGAGGCACTGAATGAAATGATCGGCCGCGTAGAGCCCTATCGCCCAGTGGATCTTCAGCCAGGCATGAGTTCCGACGGATTGCATCTGCTCATCCCGCTCCAATTCTACTTTTGTCATAATCCTGGTATGTATTTGCCTCTATTGGCACTGCAATATAGCCCCATTCGTATTAATATTACTCTGCGACCTCTTCAACAACTTTTTTGGATTCCCCCGCCCTCTCCACCACTGTCTCAGGAAAACTGGATGCCAGCTGTGTCTACGCAGGTAAAATGTACCACTCCCATTGTAAGTATGCTATTATGGGGCGACTTTGTCTTTTTGGATGTAGAGGAACGACGACGATTTGTCTCAGGTACACATGAATACATTATTGAACAAGTGCAATATACACCGCCCTATGCTATCACGGCTGCGCAAAATACGGCAACCATTGCGGTCGAATTTAATCATCCGCTTAAGGAATTTATCTTTGTGGTTCAACGCGATGCCATGGCCAATCGTAATGAATGGTTTAACTATAGTAATTTGGCCATCAACGAACTCGCCCCTACCCTTGTTCTACCCTATATCAATTCCAACGCGCCTCAAGGAAGACTGGATATGATCTCCACGGCGAAGTTACAGTTGGACGGGTATGATCGATTTATGGAGCGAAATGGACAATATTTTCGATTGTCACAGCCTTATGATCATCACACGACAACTCCGGTCAATTCATTTATTTATGATTACTCTTTTGCATTACGACCCGAAGATTCTCAGCCAACAGGAACCATGAATGCCAGCCGTATTGATAGTATTACCTGGCAGATTCAGATGAATCCTGTTCTTAGTAATCCACTGATTCCTTATTGGCAACAACGAGGCAATAGTCATATTGTAGTATACGGTCACAATTATAATGTATTTCGTGTCATTAATGGATTTGGCGGTGTTCTCTTTACCATTTAATGAATGAGGCAAAGATGGATCCAAAAAAGTCCTCATACACAGTAATGAGCGAGAGTGTCTCTCAACTAAAATATTGGCTGGGCGCCTCTTTCAATTCAAACAGCAATAATGATCAGAATGAAGAAGGTGGTCCAGGTGGAACCTATTTATCCTATAATCTATTTCTTATTCTATCGGTACTAGGGGGATTTTTTGCACTCGATCATTTGTATTTGCGCTCTCCTCTTAGTTTTCTTGCTAAATTTATCATCAATCTCCTGTTCTTTGGAATTTGGTGGATATATGATGCCATTCAGGCGATCTTTAGCACAGACATGATCAAAGTCTATGGTGTAGGTGTTCCAGGATTCGGTCCACAAGGAATTGCAGGTGGTGTATTGTCTAAGGATGTGCCTGATCAACTGCATTATCGATTTTTTATCTATGCAGCGGCTCTATTATTTGGTGGAATGTTTGGAATCGATTCCTTTTTGTTAGGAGACAATCAATCAGGATTCATTCGATTGGTCAGTACCATCACCGTAATTTTTGCACCCATTGCCATGATATGGTGGGCATACAAGCTCTTTTTCTTTTTTACGGATACCAGTAGCATCATTCAAGAGAATCATGAGTTCTTTGGTGCACCAGAGATCTCTTTACAAAGTCGTATCACCTCGAAGTATCCCTTCTTGTCTGTATTATTTAGCCCGCTCTCTTTGTTTACTAAGATCTTTAGTTCAGTCGTAAAACCGGTGATCGCCCCCTTGCAAGCAACGGTTGATACGGCAACAGGTGCAGTACGTGATACCATTACGGGTACAACTGGCGCGGTGCAGAAGACGGCAGAGGCGGTACGAAATACAGTGCAATTGGGTAAAAATACAGTGGAAAAGAGTGCAGAATTGGCAGGTCAGATTTCAAACACGATTGTGAAAACAGGAGAGGCCTTATCAACCGCGTCTTCCGCGCTTCCTGGCACGTCTCTGTATTCCAGCATTACGCCTGCTGCATTGAAAGAGGGCTTAGCATCATTGCAAAAGGGCGGTTCCGAAGACAACTTAAATGTTTTGCCCTATGCACTATTAGGTACGCTTGCCGTGATCGCCGTTTCTGGATTTGTTACGACATATAAGCGAGCCAAGAATGTCCCATCCCGCGATGACACCCCTCCCGAGCCAGGAGTTCTTCGAGAGTCTGATTCAAAAAAACGTTCCGCATGATCCAATTGTTATCGTGCGCTTCACAGCTTCTTGGTGTGGTCCATGCAAGAGGGTTGATGTGAACTATCTACGCAGCCTAAGTAGCCAGATTGTGTGGTACGAATGTGATCTCGATCAGAACGACTATACGCCAGGATATTGTGGAGTTCGTAGTATCCCCGCGTTCCTTGCCATTGTGAATGGAAACCCTCAACCCGTTTTTCAATCGTCGGATACCATGAAGATCGCAGAGTGGATGAAGGCTGGATTTAAGTAAACCAATTATTATCTATTGTTATCATGTACCACATCATAACAATAACCGATTACGCCAATTAACTCGCAAACAACATCCGACCACGGCCTTCTTTAATTTCATAGACACCCCATCCCTCGGTAATGACGCGCAGCTCCGCCTTTCGTTGAGCCAGTCGTGGATTGCTCGTAATGTTCGCCAATTCAAGATAGAGAGTGGGACGATCGGCAGTAGTAAAATTAACCGTGCCTTCGGGTTGTCTTGGTGCAGGATAGACTGTGCCATACTGATCTCCTAGTGACCACCGCATTTCTCCAATGGCTTTTCCACTGGCCTTCTCATCTTTGGTTAATTGAGAAATGCGCTGCCATACAAATGGTTCGACCTGTGTTTCACGATCCTTTCCCGCAATGATCAGCTTCAGATTGTAATAAAATTCTCCATAGGGAGTGGTAAAGGGTTGGGTCACAGTGGTTGGATGCAACTCAAAATAGTCGTTGGTGTAGTCATCCAGCCGATTCTTTTCAACGGACAGGCTGTTTCGAAAGAACCAGAACAGGCGTTCTGTAGGAAATCGGCCGTCTAGACGTCTTGTAGAGGCGGCCACTCCGCCCTTGTCCAGTGCAACGTAATCGGCCTCGCCAAAGGTAAACTTATTTTCAAACTGACGCCGAAAGGGAATCTGAATTGCCGCGGATCGAAGTTCTTGTTGAACGCGCGGCGGAACATAATGCTGAATGGTTGTCATCGTAATGGTTGGTTGCCCAATTTCGATAAGTGATAGGGGTGCAAACACGTAGGGTGTGCCATCGTCAAAGGTATAAGTAAATTGGGGAACGTTCCATGGAGCGGGCTTCAGAAGAGAGGAATCGCTGCATACTACCAAATCTTCTAGTTTTCGCAAGGTTCCCTTGATCCGAAACGTCTGCCAGGCCATGGCCACGAGCGGGAATCCACCATCTTCAGGACATTGCATTCCAGGAAGAGGCAAGCGAACACGAAGATGCGGAGGAGTCGCACGAAGTTGTATTCCACGATCGGTAGGACGATCCGTAGCGGGATCAATCAGTGTAACCAATCCGCCTTGTACTTGATCAAAGTAACTGCTGTTCCAGGATCCTTGCGATTGTTGTGCGGCCAATAGACCATCCCCGCTCCATTCTTGAATCAAAAACTGGTCTTGATAGAATTGAATCTTTTCAAATAGGTAATATCCTACACAATTGACATACCCATAGGATACATGAGAGGGATCATTCGTGGTAATGGAATAGAGCCCATTGGCAATCGACGGATCAATGGCGCGCCCCTTTGGTGCACGGGGCAAGGGCGGATACCAGGAAGGCAGATCGATTTCAATAATGCACTCGGTGAGTACATCGCCATAGGCATCAATTTGTACTTCAAAGGTGCTCCCAAATGAAGTGGCCGCAATTGGAATGGCCGTGCGGCGTTCGGCAACATGGTGCGTAGAGGATTCATACCGTGCATCATACGGAAAACTACTTTCTTTGGAGTCTTTTACAAAATAAGTATCTTTCACTCCGCGAGCCACCAATTCAAACAGAGCCCCCTGGCCACTCGATTGATTGATGGACGCCATTCTACTACTAGAAAGGGAATACGAGTTTATACCGTATTCCTGTAAAATTGATGTAGTCCGTTTGGCAAAGAAAGTGTAATGCATCTTGTGATTGTAGAATCTCCCGCGAAATGCCAAAAAATCCAGGGATTCTTAGGGCAAGGCTGGCAGGTAATTGCGACGATGGGTCACATTCGTGCACTACAGCATGATCTAGATGCCGTTGGAATTGAAAGAGATTTTGAGGCCAAATACGAGTGGATCAAAGAAAAATCAAAGGCCATTGCGCACATCAAAGAGTCGGCCAAGCATGCCACCGATGTCTATTTGGCATCCGATGATGATCGGGAAGGAGAGGGCATTTCCTATGCCGTTTGTCTTCTTCTCAAGTTGAATCCAAAGACAACCAAGAGAGCCGTCTTCCATGAAATTACGGAAAAAGCGGTAACCCACGCGGTTGCCAATCCGCGCTTCCTGGATATGCCGCGTGTTCATGCTCAGCAAACGCGCGCCATTCTCGATATGTTGATTGGTTTTACAATTAGCCCCCTTTTGTGGCGATATGTCGCCCCTGCACTTTCTGCAGGACGATGCCAAACGCCTGCTCTACGATTGGTAATGGAACGCGAAAATACCATTGAATCATTTGAGGCGACATCGAGTTGGAGAGTAAGTACCGTATGGAAAAAAGGAGAAACTACCTTTCCTGGCATCATGACGGACGAACTAGAAGATGAAGAATCCGCCGTAAATTATATGGAACTTGTTTATCAACAGCCGACGGGAACGATTTTGGAAAAGACGATTAAACCCTGGTCAGAATCCGCACCCCCTCCTCTTATTACGAGTACGTTGCAGCAGCAAGCCAGCGCCCTCTTCGGAATCAATCCAAAAAACGCCATGAAGATTGCGCAGAAGTTGTATGAAGCCGGCCACATTACGTATATGCGAACGGATAAAGCGGTTCTATCGGAAGACGCCATTGAATCAGGAAAGGCATGGATTACCGAGCAATATGGGGAAGCGTATCTCACAACACGAAAACGGCCGAAGATCGCAGATGGAAATGCCCAAGAGGCACATGAGGCCATTCGCCCAACGCACATGGAGAATCCAGAGATCCAAGGCGATGTCTATGAGAAGAAGGTGTATCACTTGATCTGGCAACGTGCCATTCAGTCCATCATGTCCGCTGCAAAAGGGGAAAGTTGCCGTGTTCTGATTCAATTGGAAGAGGAATTTCGGTGGGCATCTCAATGGAAGCAAACCACATTTGAGGGATGGAAACGCGCGGGAAAGGTCGCAGAGATGGACGAAGTCGAAGAAGTGGATACAGAATGGGCAATCGTAGAACAATTGCATGTAGGGGACACGGTTACGTGGGAGAAGATAAAGGCAGAACCGAAGGAGACGAAGGCGCAAGGACGCTATACCGAGGCGACGCTGGTTCGAGAATTGGAGCACTATGGAATTGGCCGACCCTCTACGTTTGCCTCGCTTCTCTCTGCCATCCAAGACAAACAGTATGTGGAAGTAAAGGATTATCCCGCCAAAGAAGTGCAGGCAAAGGAGTATTCCATTACGTTACATCAATGGCCGGCCACCGTCAAGATGGTAACGAAGAAAGTGGGTGCGGAAAAGAACAAGCTGGCGCCTACTGAACTTGGTCGATCGGTGCTAACCATGTTACTCACCCATTTTGATGATTTGTTCTCCTATGGATTTACAGCAGAAATGGGGAAACAATTGGATGAAGTAGCAACTGGTTCTCTTGAAGGGAAACAAGTTCTTCGAACCACATGGGCATCCTATGAAGCACGGTACACGGAATTATCCAAGGCACCGCAGAAAGGTACCAGTCTGAAAGTGAGGGAGTTCGGAAATGGGCTTAAAGCCGTTCAATCGAAGAAGGGTCCGCTCTTACTGGTAGAAGGGGATAAAACCGAATTCTTGGGGTGGCCAAAGGGAGTTCAATGGGATGAAATAACAGCGGAACAGGCACTTCAGTTTCAAACCGATGCACGGTTTCAAAAAGAGGGCACCATTCTTGGTTCCTGGAACGATCATCCCATTGTTAAAAAGACAGGAAAGTTTGGGACGTATTTGCAATGCGATACGATCTCCATTCCCTTTCAAGAAGAATCAATCGAACAAATAAAAGAGCGGTTCGAGCAAAAGGAGAAGCAAAAGGGTGCCATTGCTACGTTTAAGGAGTATGTGATTCGAACAGGACAATATGGACCCTATATCATGAAGACATCCTTGAAGAAGCCGCAGTTTGTCTCTTTGCCCAAAGGAATCGATGGAAGCAAGCTTACGGAAAAGGAGGTAGAAGCCCTATATAAATTAGGAATGGAAACCAAGAAGAAAAAATAAGAGTGTGTTTACTATTTTTAATTGACATCTTTAGAATAGTACTATGAATGATCAACATCCCGTAACGATTGCTGCATGGATCCGAAATCATGCATTGGTAAATGAAAACATCACTCCCTATCAAATTCCTAATCCAGATAAAGATACAAAACGAAAGAAGGAAGAAGATGCTATTCTCGAACGATTGGCCAATCGAAAAGGCTATTCTTATATAAACAATGAAACTCCTCCTGCCAATTCACCAGCTACGATGAAAGCCTATTATGCTGCTCAGCAATACCCATTACGAATCGAAGAACAAAAGAAAGCACAGGATATGGCACGAGAGCAGGCGGCAATGCAACAACAAATAATGACATTACAACAGGCAGAGTTATACAAAAAGATGGAAAAAGAACGACAACATCTAGAGAAAAAGGAAGTTCCTCTGAAAAATAGAGTTACGATTGCGGATGCAATTGATGAACAACTGGTACGAAGAACCGCCATTAATCAAGCCTATTATGCAGCCTATTATGCAGCTAAACAAACACAAAAGACCGAGATTGTGGTACCACAAATTGTTACAAAATCAAAGGAATCAATGAAAGAATTGAAAAATATCAGAAATCATATCATACTAAAAGAAGAGCCCTCTGTTCATGCAGTTGAACTCCCAACGCCGCATGTGGTGTTACCTACATCTTCTATTTATGAATCAAAACTTGCCATTGCCAAAAGAAAGTCTCTTCTTGCCTCGCAGAAATTGCACGACGCGATTCAAAAACAGATGATAAAACCTGCTGCCACCTTATTGCCTTATTATATTCAAGAATCAGAACTCGTACTTGCCAAAAGAAAGTCTCTTCTTGCCTCCCATCAATTGGATGCGATCTTCCAGGCGCAGAAGTGGAACAAAGAAAATCCGATTGATACATCTATTCATATTTTCCTATTATGTTTCAACGAGAGTGTATTATTGCCACATACGGTAGCACATTATAGAAGAAACTTTCCTTCGTGTCATATTACCATTTATGATAATGAATCAAGCGATTCATCAGTTCGTATCGCAAAAGAGCTAGGCTGTCATGTGATTTCCTGGACAAGTTATCAAATAAATGATGAATCTCTAAAAATTAAGATTCGAAATCAGTGTTGGAAACACATTACAACCGGCTGGATCATTATGGCGGATATGGATGAATGGATTTATGCAACAGAAGAACAGCTCAAAGAGGAGGAAGAGAAGGGTACCTCCGTGTTGTCCATCGAAGGGCTGGAAATGATAGGGGAGAGTCAGACCATTGACTGTTCTGACATCCAACTGGATCAAATCCAGCGATACATCCCCTTCTCTGATGAAAGCAAGAACATATGCTTTCTCCGAAATAAGATCCAGTTGATGAATTTTGGACCCGGTTCGCATACGTGTGCTCCAAAAGGAATGATCCAGTTCAGTACAACGGTCTATCAACTACGACACATGTGTAATCTAGGTCTTCCTTTTCTATTACATAAAATGAAGGAGCGCTATAAACGAAGTGCACTGAATCGCTCTAAAGGATGGAGCATCCATTATACCAATGATGAAAAGAAGATTACCGAGAAATATATGAAATTATTGGATAGTAAAAAAATTGATTTGTGATCTAAAAGAAAAGAAAATCAACCATGAGTGTTCAAGGCCTGTACTACACCGAAGACATCCAAGCAAATGGCGTGATAGAGGCGTTAGACCAGGGTCATTGGAGTTCGGTGACCGATGCGCCAAATTCCCGTCGATACCAGCATTTTGGCTTTACTTACAACTATCAAACGAGAAAAATCGATGAGGCATGTGACCCCATTCCCGAATCGCTGATTCCGCTCCAGCAGTTTCTGACCACCTTTTGCAAACAGAATGGACTGATTGACGACACCTATGTCTTTAATCAATGCATTGTGAATGACTATCAGCCAGGACAGGGGATCAACAAGCATACCGACATCAAAGCATATGGCGCGGTCATTGGATGCTACACATTTGGAAGTGGAGCAACCATGACCTTTCGAAACAAGGATCGTGTAGAACATCTCTATGTTAAACCGAATTCGCTCTACATCATGTCAGGCGAGTCCCGTTATCTATGGACACACGAAATGCCTTCGCGTAAATCCGATGTTGTTTTGGGCAAAAAAGTGCCGCGTGATCGCCGCGTCTCCGTTACGTTTCGCTATGCACCGATCTAACATCCAAAATTAAAATAGAAAGGTAAAGAAAGAATGTCCGAAACAGGAGTGAATGTCATTAATGGAACGGATACTCGTTCACGATCGCCCTCGCCTACTCGTTCTCCAGAGCAGAAGGAGAAACGTTTTTTAAATGGATGGTCTGCCGAACAGGAGCGACTCATGGCCGAGTGGAGTGATTTGGCGATGTGTTATCGCTGGCTCCACGATAAGTCGGAAAAGTTTTTCCATTCTAAAAATCTATGGATCAGCTTGCCTGTGATTATTTTAACCACCTTAGGTGGCACTGCTAATTTTGGCATCCAATCCTTATTTAGTGATGATAGCTCAAAGAAATACGCTAGTTTTGCGATTGGTGGCATTTCGCTCGTGGCAGGCCTTCTGACCACAATCGGCAATTATTTACGCTATGCTCAATTGGAAGAGTCGCACCGTGTTGCATCCATTGCGTGGGGTAAATTTCAACGATTAATTGCAGTAGAACTCGCATTAAAGCCCGATGATCGTATTGATTCTCTTGATTTTTTAAAGATTTGCCGTGCCGATTTGGATCGATTGATTGAACAGTCTCCGCCCATTCCTGAGTATGCCATTTCGCTATTTGAGGATGAATTTGGAATGATCAAGGATTTGAAGAAACCTGACATTTGTGGCGCATTGGAGCATACACAAATATTTCAGAGTTCCGAGACAAGGCTAAAGCAAGTTGCGGTAGATGCCGCTTTATTGATTAAACACAAGAAGAATACCTTATCTGAATTTCTTAGTCCCACGATTCAAGATACCATCAAACAACAAGTCGATGTACGAATCATGGAGGCCATTGATGAACGCAAACAACAGTTGGAACAGGAAATAGAGCTTCAAAAGGCA